TTTACCTTTTAGGAAAATTGAAGCCAAAAAGACAAGGGTTTTCATGGCATCACCAGTTGATTTAACATTAATTATGCGTTCTATGTATTTAACTTTTGTCCGTTTAATGCAGAAAAACAAATTTATTTTTGAGGTTGCTATTGGAACAGAAGCACAAAGCATAGAATGGCATAAAATTCGTGAATATTTAACAGAATATGGTGAAGAAAGGATGATTTTTGGTGATTTTTCAGGTTTTGATGTTACAATGCGATCTGAATTTATGATAGCCGCATTCCAATTAATACATAGATTTTTGGATTATTGTGGTTATACTAAGGAAGAATTAAGAGTTTGTAAAGCAATAATGTATGATGTTGTATTTCCACTTGTGGAATATAATGGAGATCTTGTTGGATTTTATGGTAAAAATCCATCAGGTCAATCATTAACAGCTCCTCTAAATTCTATAATTCAATGTATGTATTTACGTTATGGTTATATGAAATTAAACCCAAAAAAAGAAATTATTTCCTTTAGAAAAAATGTTAAAACATCAACTTATGGCGATGATGGTGGAATGGGTGTGTCTAAGGATATACCTTGGTTCAACCATACATCACTTGTCAAAATTCTTGAAACAATTGGGGTTAAATATACCATGGCTGATAAGGAGTCTGAATCTCGACCGTATATTCATATAGACGAAGCTGATTTTCTCAAGAGAAAATGGAGATATGAAGAAGATCTCCAAGCTTATGTCTGTCCACTTGCTTTAGAATCCATTTATAAGTCTCTTCTAATGGGTATTAAATCGAAAAGTATTACAGCCGAAGAACATGCGGCTTCTATAATAAGAAGTGCAAATGACGAATTCTTTTGGCATGGAAAAGATGTTTTTAAATTATGGAGAAATTGATTTCTTGAACTTATCAATGAAAAGAATTTAGAATATTATTTTATAGATGTTACATTGCCAAGTTGGGAAGATCTTATAGAAAGATTTAAAGATAATTCTAAGAAATTTGATAAGTTACAAGCGGGAGAAGAGATTCGTGTCACTCCTCTTTATGATGTGACACATTGTATTTTCTGTAATGCTCCAAAATTGAATCATGATTACATGATTGTCAAATGCCATAGTTGTGGTAAATTTGATGAATGCATGTTTTGTGGTGCAAGAACAGAAGTTAGACCATTCCAGTTAAATTTGAAATGGATGAGTTGTATTTTATGTAAAGATGATCTTAAAGAGATGATCGATACAAAAACACGACATTTTAAAACTTTAGAACAAAAAATACAAGTA